CCACCCTCGATTGGATGTTGGGGCAGTTTTCAATTGTCTTGACCCTTCTTTGGGGTGGGATCCTGTCCTCGATGGATATGCATTCGCAGCTGTTCGATACTGCGCTCAGGATTTTCTGGCCGAGGTGTTCTCTAACGCCACGGTCGTCTCTGGGGCGTATGACTCGTCTGATGTCCTTGACGGTTTGGCTCGTGTTGCTTTGGCAATGGACCATCACTGTGCAACTTCACAGTCAGTGCCCGTCTTCGAGCTGTCCGCTGTTCACCAGTGGTTCGCCGTTGATATGGTTATGGCCCTCGTCGTTGCTATATTGTGTATCCGCTATTGGCCTCAGGCATTATATCAGCACTGGAAACCCGTTGCCTGGATTGTCATCACAGTCGCGATTCGTGTCGCGTTTGTTGTCATCCGGTACATTCCGTTCGATGTCCTCCTCGGAATCAGCGTACATATTGTGCGCACTTCATACCTACAGCTCCTCTTCGGTTTTGTGGTGTGTGTTCTCGTCGGCTGTGGGATTGCGGTCTATGCTGCTCTTCCTCGCCGTCTCCATCAGGAGATTGACATCGATCTTAACCACCCTGATCGTGCGCCTCAGCGCAAGTCTGAGATCCGACCCAAGTTTTGGTCCCTCTTTCGAGAGGAAGCTATTGCTCCTGGAGTCGATCCTGGGCCGCGCCATCGTCGCGTGCGTCAAGAGGCTGCATTCGGCGTGCAGCCACAGTTTGCGGACCCCGTTCGAGCCGCAGCATGCGTGGTTAAACGACTCGACAATGGCGATACAAAGCATCTTGGTGTATGCTTTCGTATCGGGGATAAGGGGTTCAGTGTCCTCCACAATCTACTTGCTGGAGACCACGATCCTTCTGGCCCCGATTATACCAATCTGTGTGTTCTTCACAGCGGTGTTGTCGCTCCCATCGGCGAATTCCATACTTTTGGTCCGATGAAGCAAGGTCGAGTGAAAGGTGAGGTCATATCCTTTAAATGGCCAACGGGGTTGGACTCCGTAAAGTCCGCTCGGATTTCTGTTCTTCCAACCCCAGCTTCTCAGCTAGCATTGCAGACGATGGACCGCAATGGCAGAGGAGACCGGTATAAGTCAGCTGGATACACCAAAATCAGCTACGACAACGGAGAGTACATATACCATTTCGACACCTTCCCTGGAGATAGTGGGAGCCCCCTCTTCGATGAGAGCGGCTCCGTTCGTGCTATCCATTATGGGGGTAGTGGCCGTGGAAACATTGCTATTGCCTTCATCCCTATCCAGTTCCCGAATCTCAAGGAATACCTTGCAGAGCCGTGGGGTAAAATCCACGACTTCGCGGAGCCGCGACAGGAACCTAACGCTGAGGCGAAGTCGCTCATCATGAACGATTGCTGCGATAAGCAGCGCCAGCGTCACCAGGAGAAGTGTGGCTGCATTGTCGGGCAAAAGTGCCGCTTTGTGGACCCGTGTCCCGACCATAGTGCGTTCAAGGCGCCGGTGTTGAGTGAACTCGCACCGACCCTGCCTAAGGTCAATACCCCGGCCGTGGCAGTCATTCTGCCGCCTGCTGGGAAACCAGATATCCAGCCTATTGAGCAGCCTGAGGCTGGGATTGAGAAGGGGAAAGCCCCTGCAGTCCCGCCCAAGCCCCGAGAGGATACCTACGAGATCCAGATCCGGAACCTTCAGAAGGGCCAGGTCAGGGTTGAGTCCATGCTCGAAGACATCGTGCGTGCGTTAAACTCCCGGGACGAGGAAGCCGCTGCTCCGCGCGTTCAGACGCGGACAGTGAAAAACGTCAAGAAGGGTTATAAGAAAGGTCCGACTCACGACCCAGTCGAAGAATCGACCACTCCTAAGCCCAAGGCTGAACCTTGCGCCTACTGCAAGCATCCAGCGCACTCTGCGCAGCAGTGTCGCAAACTGAAAGCACGTGTACATGACCAGGAGGATGATATTCCCAAGCAGGAATCGAAGACTCCTAAGACCCGCCTAGAGCGAGAAGAGTCGGGTTCGGAAAACGACCAGCCGCGCCAGCGTCAAGCTGGCGCCGGCCAGTCGAAGCCGCGCAAGGGTCCGAGGGCCCCCGCGGAACGTACGAACTAAAATACACGTTGCGTCACATAGGGTGGTTACCCCCCGAACGGAGCTGCTTCACACGAAGCCCGCCCTGTTCGAAGATATTCTCAGAATATTTGGTTCATAACCCACCACCCATGTGGCAGGAGGCAGAAGGGGGATGTAGATACAAGCAGTCTAGAAGCACGCCGGAAGGCGTTGTGAACGGTATCATGAAGTATGACAAACCTGAGGTTGTAATAGATCAGAAAGCCTTAGATTTCGCCCGTTGGGCAATTCAAAAGGAGATCACCCCTTGGGTCCAGAATCATGTAATCCGTGACATAGACGAGATATCTGTAGATATGACAACAGCGGCCGGCTGGAGATGGTCGACCCACAGGAATATCAAGACGAAACAGGAAGCTTGGGCAACTGAGCCTACTGAGTTCGATTATGTGTGGGACCAACTCGGATTGGTAGAGCATTGCAGAGAGTTCCAGCATGTCTGGAGCTATATGCTAAAGGGGGAGCTACTCAAGGCTGAAAAGATTAAAGATCATAAGCAGAGAGCTCTTATGTACCCTGATGTAACAGTGCTGTTTGCGGGCATGCGCATGTACCAGGACTTCGACGAGAAATTGGCGTCGTCCCGGGAGCATACTCGCTTTTGCATTGGTTGGTCAAAGTGGCACGGGGGGGTGCAGTCGCTGTCTCAGCGGCTTGCCTCTCACGATCCCGAAACGTACGGAATGTATGATTGCATCGAGTACGACAGTTCCCTGCGCCAGCAGCTTCAAGAGGCTTGGTTTGATATCAAGTGGTCCACGTTTGCACCTTGGTGCAAGACGCCTGAGAACTACAATCGACACAAGTGGCTGCAGAATGACGCTATTAAGAGCTACATCGTGATCAATAACGGTGACGTTTTCCAGAAGAATCATGGAACGAGCTCAGGGGGCTGGTCCACAGCCAGTGACAACACTGGGCCGCACGCACTTGGACAAGCCTACGCTTGGGGCCGAAAGGTTTCGTCAGAGAAGACTCAGGCGAACTACAGCAAGTGGCGTGAATACGTGTCTCTACTCGCCGGTGACGACGAGCTTGAGGTGCGGACGGCCGAAATCAACAGAGTATTCCCTCGTGCAGCGATGCTCGAGGCGATGGAAGAAGTGGGATTTTCATTCCACAAGACCGTTGAAAAATCGCGCGAACAAACAGAGATCGAAGGATTGGAATTTCTAGGATTTACTTTCCGGAAATATGGGGATATGTATATACCGTACTATAACCCCATTAAGGCTCTGTGCTCCGCTTATAGACCGGACAGAAGAAAGTTGACGCTTGACGAAGAGTACGAGCGAATCTGGGGTCTTACGCGTGAGGTCCTCTTCACACCCGTGTACAAATGGTTTGATGACCTGTGTATATATATGTTGAAGAAGGGGGCCAGCGGAGTTTATGAGAATCGACAGGCACTGCTCTCGCAGTACCTCTATACAGCTTGAGGTTCCCGTGAGGGAATTTTACGGGGCAGACCAGGGGCGCCTTTGGCAGTCCTGGCTGGAAACCACCTGAACACTTAGGTGTTAAGCCCCCACCTCTCGCTAAGTGGAGGTCTATCCGGAATTGACCGGGTTAAACGCCATCCCAATGAGGGTGTCAATAGGCCGTGCGACGCTTGTCTCCGGGCTGCAAATTCGGAGCTAGTTTATCTGTTTACAATGGAGTATCCCCTGTCTGGAGAAAAAGAGCGACCGTGGCTGCGACGAACACCAGCAAACATGAAAGTCAGTATAAGGTTTTACGATTTTCATACCCCTTTCCATTCTGGAACACTCAGTCTGCGGCAGTAACCTAGAGCCTACGCAGCATGTCCAATCCTCCAAAGCCACCTCCACGCAGAGAAAGTTTGCCTGCTTCTGTGAAGAAGGAAGTGAAGAAGGAGATCAAGAAAGAGGAGAAGAAGAAGCATTACCCGAAGCCTGGTTCAGGCAAGAAGGTGAAGATTCAGGGAAGAAAAGGTCCTATGAGTACCTCTATGAGGAGTCAGAAGGTTGTCAATGCCCCGGCTTCGCTTGGTATGAGCACCAAATCCTATTTTCAGGTCAAGAATATGACGTCTGGGAAGTACAAGGGTGGTGTGCGTATCACGGGCCGGGATTACTTTGCTACAGCCACGTGGAACACGTCAGCGACTCCAGGGTCGGCTCTAGTCAACTATCCCCTCAACCCGAGCAATCTGGTGGGGACGAGATTGGCGCAATTTGCGGAACTCTACGAGAAGTACAAGTTCAACCGATTCAAGATCTACGCTATCCCAACTGCTGCGACAAGCACTTCTGGAGCGTACGGTATGAGCTACGACCGCGATCCGAGCGACCCGACCCCTGCAGCCGGAGATCCCGGAATCAGAGAGTACATG